GTTGGGTTAAATTCAAGCAGCTTTGTCATAGGCGCACCAGCGCTATAACCTTTAGTCTTATTTGCACGTTTAGGTGTGTACACCTTTCCCGGAACATAAATAAAACGTTTAGCAATCTTATCTTGTAATTCTTTCATCTCTAGTTCAAACTCAGCACGCACTCGCTCAGCAGCTTGAAGGTCAAAGCGAAAACCACTTGCCTCTTGCTGAGCCATGATGGATGCCATGCGCATTTCAAGTGCAACGCAATCAATCACTTTCATTGGTATCCTCGTCAGAATCAGGTTTACGGTTAAAGCCAAACTTGAGCTTGGTAGCTTCTTCTCGTTTTTTAGAGCGTTCCTTTTGAGCTAGCTTTGCTACGCTCTCCATTACTTTTAATGTGTCTTCAGCAGATGCACTGTCAGGCATTCGCTCAGCAACAATATTGAATAGTGGAAAAAAGATATTTGCTGCTTCAGTAATTTCTTCTGAAGTTAATGGTGCATTTTTATCAGGCATAGTCTTTGATTCTCCGTTGCATAAGTTGCCATAGTTTGAGGGTGACCTCGGTGTCTTGGATGCAGTAATCCAACATTTCAGGGGTGTAGACAGCCCAGTTGCCATCGTGCTTACCAAAGTCACCTTTGAAGCACTTCAGTCGATAGCCCCAGGCTTCGAGCGAATGTCTGCCATACATACGTTGAGGCATACCAAGTGGACGACGTTCGTAGTCACGGTCTTCAATATGTGGATAGAACAGTCTGCTAAGTACGAGGGTATCCATGACTTGCCCTTGAGGAGCAAAGTCAGGGAACTGTTCTTTAAGCAGGGGGATATCAAATCCAATTATGTTGTGACCAATAAGTAGATCAGCACTCTCCAGCTTCTTCACTCCTTGGATGATGGAACGGTCAGGCTGATGATCAAAGATATGAGTACTGCTGTCGATAGCATCACGCATAACCATGCAGTGGAGAGTAGATCCACGTCGTAGTAGTCCAGTTGATTCAAGGTCAAAGAGTAGTTGTGTTGTCATCGAAGGTATGTGTTGCATTGTCTGGATCATATTTATCTGGCGCAAACGGGTTTGCTTCCGGGTAGAGAGTTTCGTCAATATCTCTGTCATTTGTATTCTTGGTAAAACGTGGATCTTTGTCTAAAAACACTGGCTCGATTGCCATGTTTAGTTCGCGAGCAAGACGTGCGGAACGTCTAAACTCTTCTTTGTAATAGGGCTCCCAGTCATGTGCTAAGAGAACAATCTTTTTGATACCCATCATATGCGCCTGAAATATAGATGTCGAAAACGGGTAGCGAGTTGAGTAGATCACAGCTCCGATTGCAGGAGTTCCTGCTTTAGCGGCAGCAGCAATTGCATATGAAATGCAGTCAATCTCTACCATGCTGTCTGTTACTAAGCTTCTTCCATCTCCTATAATCTCTCTATCTCGAACAATAATACATCCGCCAGGGCATTTGGGATGTGTTGAAGCTTTACTAATAGTTAAGGCTACATCTATAAAGAATCGTTCTTTGTTTTTAATGTAAGTCGGGTCACCTTTAGGGCTTGGCATATCCACAATATTTGATTCTAGTATCTATATTAAGTAGTGAGTAATCAATATGCGAGACAAACTCATGAACGAAAAGAATAGCTTTTTTAGCAACGGTGATTATCTTTCTGGGTTTAGTAATACTAAATTTAGTACTTGGGAATATACTGACCCAGTAACTACAGATATGGTAAATAGTCCTGCTCATTACACCGCTGGACGCTATGAAGCAATTGAAGTAATTGAAGATGCAATTGAAGCTGCCCCGAGCACAAAGCAGGGGTTTCTTCAGGCACAAGTTTTGAAGTATTTGCTGCGTCTTTGGTACAAATCAAATGGTAAAGAAGATGCAGAAAAGGCACAATGGTATCTCAACAGATTGGTTGATTCGCTAAACTATTAAAGCCGCAGATATGCGGCCTTAGTGTCAACAGCGCCGGAAGAATAAATAATTCTTACGTAGTTCTAAAGTCTCATGATCTTGAATGTGTGGTGACAAGTCATCAAATATTGCAGAAAGGTCATGAGTTGTATGAACAAAATAAGCCGCGATACCTTCAGATAGTTCAGAGACGAAAGGCTGATACCAACCTTTAATTTCTAAAGAGTTCCAAGGCTCTAATCCTTGAGACACCCAACTGTTCAGTTCCTCTAGGCGCTGAGCAGTTTTTATTATGTGCCTTTCGTGTGCCTCAGAAGTAGGTAGGCAAACAAACTGATCTTCAAATAAAAGCGCATGCTTCCACATTAAAGTACCATCTTTAACAATCAGACGACAAGGATGAACCTTATCACCCGAAGGAAGAGTGTACAAACAATCTGGAGCAATATGCTTAGACATCAAATATTACCTTTATTCTCTTCGTAATACTCAAGATCTTTTTTCCAATTATCCCCTGCATATTCACTGTAAATTACACGACCAATATCTCTAAAGCTGTCATAAAACAATGAGACTTTATCAATGTCAGTAAGTGCTTGATGAATGGGAGGACCATACACAATCAAGTTCCAGGTTGATGGAGATACAGCTTCAAACCCTGTAGCAGTTGCACGAAGCTGTTTAACTCTTTTGAATGGGATACATATTGGATAATCCCAAAGAACTGGAGCTGCACGGAGGAGTTCGGAAGCACTACTAAAGAGTACAAAGCTATTGATATATCCATTGCGGTACTCACTAATAGTTTTGTTGAGCCAAATACGGCAGTCTCTTACTGCTCCTTTAGGTGCAACCCAGACATTGCCATGCCAGTGTTCTTGTAAAGGATTAACTTCTATGTTTGGTACTGAAGTTGCATCAACTAAAACTTGCTGAACTGGATCCGAAGTTGGATCAAAGTCAATGCTTCCCATAACAGCACGAGCACGATCAATGATCTGTGGTGTGGGATATAAAGGAAGCTTGAGTCCCTTTGCAGCAAGCTTATCCGATAAATTCTTCTGCGAGCGCTCTAAGGCTCTCTTGGCACCGACCTGCTTCGACTGCAAATGTTCTTGTTCCAGCATCACTAATTAATGTTATTAATACATTTTTGGACCAATCATTTTCGTCAATCTCTTGCAGTAAATCACGAAGGAAGTCAACAATCTCCTCGTCTTCTTCTCGTTCTGCTGTTTTAAGATCAAACTCAATAGACTCAGGCCACATGAACGTTGTGGAGTCATTTAAAAGATTGATGACTAATGAGCCAGTCCCTCTTTTTTCTACACCCGTAAGTGCAATGTTAATAAGATCTGAAAGAATCAACTCAGCAGTTGCCATAAGGAACTGTTGTTCTTGTTCTTTCTCTTTGCCAAATTTCTCAGATGAAATTAGCTGTTGAAGTAGATCACTACGTCTTGACATATTTAAATGACTCTTTACTAAGGATAGGTTAATTAAAAATTTTCCGTGGAGTTTTCATCTTCATCATCTACAACAGGTTTTGTAGGTGATGTAAATGATTGGCTGGGATGACGACCACTGAGCATATCTTCTACTACAGCATTAAATCTGTCAGAGAAGTTTGAGTCGGGTTCAAATAGGAGATTCGATCGATCCTCTAGCTCTTGTTGTGAGAAAAGTTTTTCTTGTTCTTTTACAGCTTGCTCAAGATTATACTCAGCAATTTGCTGCTTTAACGTATGTAACTCACAGGCAAGCTCAAAACTTTCAAGATATGAATCACCGTCAACGAAGACCCCAATTTTCTGGGGTATAAGGTGAAAGGGATTGCAGCAGTACTTATTTCCACACGTAGATTTAACACCAGTGTAACCAAGATCTCCCCAGGTAAACCACATAGCAACTCGCTGCGGATGGTGCTGAGTACTGGTGCTGATGCCTGGACGTCTCCACGGGAACTGAGGCATGCCGTTGCCTCTTCCTTTGTATCCTTGCCATTCCCAACACTCATCAGGCTGACCTATATCAACCTTTGACCAAAACTTAAGTGCTCTCTTTCGTTCTTTCTTTAGTAGTCGATCGATGTTGAATGACATACGACCTTCTCTTGCAGCGGCTACGCAACGCACACAAGCTTGGTGGCTGTCGTATCGCATAGAACTAGAACTAAAGCGCCCTATAGAGTGACCGCTATAGAGACAGAGTGCACCTTCTTCTGCGGTATTAGAGAGAATAAGGTTACGGCGACCATAAGTATGACCACCAACTTTTTTACTTGGCTGAGATTCAGGCATTAAAAGTGACCTTCAGGTTTTACATAAGATCCACCATGAGTTGGATACTGGTTTTCTGTAGGAAGAAGGGTCAATTGATGATTAATTTTGTGCTCATATCGCGTACTATTCTCGTACTTAATTCTCACTAGCTGTGCACTGGGTGTGTAGTACTCAGGACGGCCTACGATTAAGGCGATGCTGTCAATGGGAGACACAATAACGCGCTGCCCAATCTTGATATCTTTAGCTTTCATTGTATCAGAATAATATAAATTTACTTATTTAAAGTGTAATTAGAAGTCGTTAAGAATGTGAACTTCAGAAAGAGGCTCACTCATAGGACGTTGCCATACACGTACAGACTTAGATATACCGTTAGGATCTTTTCTGCTTGTACATAGACGTCTCCAACCCATGGATTGAAGAACATCTGCTACACGTCTGCTCTCTCTACGACCTTGACTACGAGGATCAAGCTCAAGAGCATGAGTAAGAACATCAGCAGTCCTTACTTCTTCTCTGATTGCAATATAAGTAGCAATCTTATCAAGCCAAGGGTCTGGATCACCAAACTCTTGGATGTACTCAAATATATCAGCAATCTCACCACTTGTAAACTCATATCCTTCATTAGCTCGATATGCAGCAACAGCAGATGCCCACAAACTATCTCGTACATGACTTAAGTCTTTCCAAGGAATTTGAAAGCCTGGTCCTAGTTCTAACGGGACAAATCGACGGTTACCGGTACTATCAACCAGGAACTGGTTGCGATTAGTAGTGCCAATAAAAACAAACCTCCTAGGAAGTTTGCTAGGTAATGAAGCATAAGGATAACGGACTTCATCGACACGGGTAGTAACAAGATTTTTAAAGTTCTCAATATTTCTAGAGTTGAAATAGTTATCAATTTCTGGTAACTCCAGCAGCCAGGCGACGTGCAGTCGATACTGCTCTCTCATCAAAGTATCTAGAGGAGTAGTAATTTCAGAGAATAGAGTTTGGGGTACAAGGCTGCGAGCAAACATTGACTTACCTGCACCTTGGGGTCCAACTAAAATTGGAAGCCAGGACATAGTGCAACCTGGATCATATGCTCTAGCTACAGCGCCAATCATCATCCGTTGCATAGTCATGGTGGCAAGATAATGTGAATTACCTAGGAAGGTTTCACCAATCTTGTCCCACTCCTCAAAAGGTTGGACATTTGCAGAACAATGATCTAGATATGACTTGATAGGGCAATAACGATTTCGACTTGCTGCATATTGAATAGCTGATTTGATGCGTTGTTCAGGTATAAATACACCATTCTCACAAGCAAGTTTAGTAGTCATAAGATCTAAGTCTTGACCTTGCAAAAAAACCACTTCACCACCGCTTTGAGTGTATTCAATAGCTCCAGTGAGTTCGTTTTTACGTAAGTTAGAAAGAATTTCTTTTACTTTTTGTACATCTGACTCACGTTGCTTTGCAAGATCATCATCAGTTTTCTTAGGACGTCCTCGTTTTTTTACTTGATCTGAATCTGGTAAAGGCTCAGGAACAATATTGTCGTCGTTATAACTCATAGATTTTTTACTACCTGTTTGTTTTAAGTGTGCTTCAAGAATTTGGTCAATATCGGGAACTGGATCAAACTCTGTATAACCTGCAGCCGCTCCTACGGCACCAAATCTTAGGTGTGCTGGAAGTTTATGTGCCCAATCTGCATCCTGCTTTTTAGCAAGTGAATACAGTGTAGTTGGGCCTGAGTAAGTACCAAGACCTCTCCATTTAAATGGCTGGATATTCTCACGTTTTTCACCGTGATGTCCTTTGAGAACCCATTCAACCCATGAATCAAACACAGGCTGACCGATGCCTGCACAGGCTGCCATGACTGGTACGTAGTATGTTTCATACTCTCCATCATCAGAAGGTACTAAGAAGCTTTCTAGAAGCCACTGTGCCCGCTTAACATCTAGTTCAGTAACATCAGACGAAACAAAATTAGAAGCCTCTTCGTATGCAATGTCATTAAGTAAGAATTCAGGAACAGGATCAAACTCAATGTTTTTCCTGATCTCTGCTTTTGTATTGCCAAACCAAAGTCGTTCAGGCTTTTGCCCACAGTTGTCAGCAAGCTCATTGAGCTCTAGCTCTGCAAGTAAACGATTTACGATTAGCCAATAAGCACCCTTGTGCTCAGCAGTAGATAGAAGTTCTTTGCCTAAGGGGAAGAGGGCTCTGAACCTGTGCTCTGTCTCTGAATGACTGGCTGATGTGTAAGTGGCCGCACACCAGTGTCTAGCTGTATCGGTAGACCAAAAGCGAGCAAGAGTAGTGTCACCATCAAAGTCGATGACGACCATGTTGGAGCCAGCTGAATTATCAGCTTTTCTGTGTCTGGCCTGGAAGTGAGTTGCACACCAGCCATATCCGTTTTGTACCCACCCAAGCAACCAATCAAGATCTTCTAAGATATTTTGCCAATCTCGTGCAGGTTTACTCTGCTTGTTCTTGCAACTTTTGTGTACTGCAATCCGTAGTTTCATTATCTATTTCATGGAATTGTTGACAACGCTTCAGAAAACGTGATTCATGCAAAGCGAGTTGATCTCCATCAATGAAGATGCCTTGAGTAGTCTCAGGGGTTGAGACAATAATCAAAGCAACATCACAAAGAAAACCTGTTCTCTCGTTCAATGCATACCTGTATGCAGCCATTTGCTGCGCACACTTCGTATATTTTCGGTAACCACCGAATCCAATTCGATCTCCACGATCAGGGAAAGAAGCACAATAAGGAGCATTGCTAGTTTTAAAGTCAGCAATAACTCGTACTCCACCGATTTCGCCAATGAGATCAGGACAACCTGCATATTTATGTTCCGTACTCCAGACAAATGCAACTTCTCTATCTTCACTTCTTAAGTGATTCCAGTCAGGACGTAAAGGACGCTCTGACCAATGAATTGTATCAAACCAATCGAGGTATGGCGACATGCCATTCCAAAAATCTAGATAATCTTCAGGAACACCTGGGTCTAGACCACGCAGATAATTTTCACAACCTAAATGAATAGCCGAGCCGCGAGTTGATGCTGCCTCTAGCGCACCCGGATTATTCTTTTGCCAGTTGCGAAGACCAGCTTTGGACTTTTCGCTTTCAGTAGCCGAG